TATGAAGTCGGCCGAGCAATCTGGTCCAAAGAGAGATTAAAAACAGTCGCAAACGATGCATACAGAAAAAACATAATCGCTTATTATTGCATTGATCTTATAGCGACACATGCATCAAGAATCCCCTGGAAATTATTCAAAGGAGGGAAAGAGGTCCAAAATCATAAAATCTTAGATTTACTTCAAAGGCCAAATGAGTTTGAATCAAAGGCAGACTTCTTTGAAAGAGATTATACGTTTTATTTGTATTCTGGAAACTCTTATATGGAAGCCGCTTATTTAGATAAAGAAAGAACGATCCCAAAACAAGAGCCACCTCAATGGCTTTATTCGTTGCGCCCTGATCGCTTCCAGATTTTCCCAGGAGACAATGGCATGCCTTCACATTATAGGTACACAAGAGGCCTTAATTATTTCGATTTTGACGTCAGCATCATCGGACAAACAAATCTATTACATTCAAAAACTGTCAATCCTCTTGACGATTGGTACGGCATGCCACCAGTTACAGCAGCAGCATATGCTGTCGATCAACACAATGCATCAAATGAGCATAATTATAATTTATTAATAAACGGTTGTCGTCCTTCTGGAGCATTAAAGATACTTGATGAAGAAGGAAAGCCACGCAACCTGGACGATCAACAATTTGCAGATATAGAAGAAAGAGTCATAAGTAAATTTACAGGACCTCAGAACGCAAAGCGTCCAATGATCCTCGAAGGTGGCGCAACATGGGAGCCAATGAGTTTGAACCCTGTAGAAATGGACTTTATTAATTTAAAGAAAATGTCTGCAAGAGATATTGCACTTGCATACAAGGTTCCAATGGATTTATTAAATACAGAGCAGGCAAAATATAATAACATGCAAGCGGCAAATGAGCAGCTCTGGGAAAACGCAATTATTCCTTTGGTTTTGTCAAAAACTGATAGTTTAAACATGTGGCTTCTTCCTAAATATAAAGAGCAAGGATTAGTATTGGTCCCAGATTTCAGCAATGTTTCTGCATTGATACCACGCAGGGAACGTCAAAGAAAATCAATTGATAAATTATCATATCTTACAATTAATGAAAAAAGAGCAATTGAAGGAAAAGAACCTCTTGCCGGTGGAGATCAAATATTAATACAGGCAAACATGGTGCCTTTAGATAGAGCTGGCGAACTTCTTCAAAATAACAATACCGTTGATAGCAAAAAAGAGGCGTATGTTTCTAAATTAATAAAAGAAGATCACCTGGACGAGAAGACAGCAAAGAGTATCGGCAATATAATGTTTGGAATATAAGAAAGGTTATTAATGCTAATAGCGAATACCGAAAAAGAGCAAGAATTAGAAAAGGACCAATTGTTGGCCATACAGCTTACACTTGAAAAAAGAATGGAAGACGATCTCCGTAGAGCAATAAGCAAGGCCGCAGTTGCCGCAGCACTTAAGTATGAATCAATTCAAGAGCCACCAAGTAATTTTATGAAACAACATCACCAAGATGACATTAATTCAATATTAAATAAAAACTATAAAATTATTATTGATGTCAATTCAAGTCGAAATTTTAAAGAAATTGAAAGCATGAAATCCGGTCCTTTTAGGAAAGACGCAATTAGTGAATTTGAAATATTGTCAAAACAATGGATTGCACAGGAAGGATTAAAAGAAGCAAAGGAAATATCTAAAACAACAATGAATGATATTATATCGGTTATCCTTAAAGGAACAGAGGACGGAGTCAGCACGAATGTAATAGCAAAGACTATCTTAAGCAAGGTTGGCGATCAGTTAGCTAAGAGCAGATCTAAGGTGATATCTATAACAGAAACTCACAACGCAGCGTCATGGGCCAATTTGGAAAGCACAAAGCAAATTGATGACGAGCTTGATCTTGAATTAAAAAAAAGATGGATACCCGTTGAAGATTCAAGGACCAGACCAGAGCATGCAGCAATGAGAAATGTTCAAGCAATAGGCCTTGAAGATAATTTTATAGTTGGCATCGATCAGATGGATCGTCCTGGAGATTCGTCCGCTCCTGCTGGACAAGTTGTTAATTGCAGATGTGTTTTAGTTTTTGAGGAATAATATATATTGACAAAATATAAAATATAGTGAAAACTTAAATTAAGGAGAAAAGAGCATGGATGAAGAAAAGAAAAAGAAAGAATTTAAAATTGCACCGATCGAATTTAAAGGAACCGATGAAGAAGATATGTCTTTTGAGGCTTATGTTGCCGTTTTTGGTAATGAAGACTCGTGGGGAGATATAATCGTCAAAGGCGCATTTAAGAAGGATCTTAAGGGTTGGAAGAAGAAAGGGAAGTTCCCTAAGTTTTTATATCAACATAGATCCTCAAAAGTGCCAGGCGTTATTACCGACATGAAAGAAAACGACGTCGGACTTCTTATTAAGGGACATTTTATTGGCACTACTCTTGGGAAAGATGCATACCTTGAAGCAAAGTCCGGCGCGGTTGATCAGTTTTCTTTTGGTTATTATGCCGTTAAATATGAGATCGATAATAAAACTTATATAAGAACACTTATGGAGTTAAAAATATTTGAAGCAAGTCAAGTAACATTCCCGGCAAATGATAAAACAAAGATCGTTGATATCAAAACAACTATTGAAGAAAATGTCAGAGTCTTTGAGGGTTTCCTTCGTGATGAAGGCGGCTTTTCGCAAAAGGACGCAAAGACTATAATTTCAAAAGGCTATAAATCATTTTTAGATCAGCGTGATGTTGATCCAGAAAAGAACATGATCGAATTATGTAAATCGTTAGAAAACCTAAACAAAACTTTAAAAGGAGATAACTAAATGGATCCAGATATCAAAAAATTAGTCGAAGAAACACAAGGCCTTGTCGCAAATTTCAAAACAGAGAATGACAAAGCACTTGAAGCAGGAACAAAAGAACATGCAGAAACAAAAGGCAAGATTGATAAAATGCTTGAAGATATCACGGCTAACATGGAAGCAAAACAAAAGTTTGAAGAACGCTTGGCAGTTGTTGAGTCAATGAAAAACTCACAGATACCACAGGGCCAGGAAGATAAAGTTGCACAGTTCAAAAAAAGAAGAGTTGAGCTTTTTAATGAATTTGCAAGAAAGAATGACGCACAGCTTAACTTCGCATCATTTTTAAAAACAAGCGGATATGAAGAAGAGTTCAAGGCAATGTCTGTTGATAGTCAGCCAGATGGTGGTTTCTTAGTTTTACCGGAAATCATAGCGCCTGAAAGAACAAGAATTTTTGAAACAACAAACATGCGATCAGTTGCAAGGGTTATCCCTATCAGCTCAGATGCTTTAGAATTTCCAATGAGAGATCGTTCAAGAGTTGGCGCTTCTAAGGTTGGAGAAAGAGATTCAAGAGAAACAACAGGGACAAGACAATTGTCTTTGAAAAGAATTCAAACAAATGAAATCTATTCATATCCAGAAATAACACAAAAAATGCTTGACGATTCAATGATTGATGTTATGGCATGGATTGCAGAAGACACACTGGAAGATTTTTCGATATTTGAAAATACTTCTTTTGTATCTGGTTCTGGTGAAGGCGAAGCAAGAGGCTTTTTAACATATCCAGCATGGGCAACAAATGGAACATATGAAAATGAAAAGATCGAACAAGTAGCATCTGGTGCTGCTGGTGGATTTTTGTCAGACGGAATCATTGATGTTCAAAATTCATTAAAAGAAGGATATCAACCAGGAGCAAAATGGATGATTAAAAGAGCTTCTTTTAAGAAAATCGCACAGCTTAAAGATGGCCAAGGTAACTATTTGTTTAATAGATCCTTAGACAAAAACGTCGGAAATCCTTTTGATCTTTTAAATGCGCCTGTAATGTTTGGAAACGACATGCCAGTTGCAGCAGCAGACTCATTGTCTCTTGCATACGGTGATTTTAACAAAGGATATATGATCGTTGATAGAATCGGAATCAGAACATTAAGAGATCCCTACACTAACAAACCATACATCGGTTTTTATTCAACAAAAAGATACGGCGGAGACGTTTACAATTGGGAAGCAATTAAACTTCAAAAATTAGCAGTGTCTTTATAAGAATTATTAACGGGGAGGACTAACCTCCTCCCTTAACATAAAATTTTCTAAAAAAGGAGAAACACGATATGAATAGAGAACAAGCATCAGTATTAAAAGAAGAGGTTGCACTAAGCATTCAAGAAATAGCGACAGACACAACAACTGTTGGTGAAATCATTGACACAAGAGGATTTGACGCTCAAACGTTTATAATCCAAGCAGGAACACTTGCGGATGGGTCTTATTTGCCTTCAATAGTTGAAGGTGACGACTCGGCCCTTTCAGATGAATCCGCAGTGGCAGATGCAGATTTGACAACAACCGAAGTATTGGCAACGGTTGACGAATCTGATGAAATTAAAAAAATTGGATATAAAGGATCTAAAAGATATATCAGATGTGACATAGTTTCTTCTGCTACAGATTCAGGTGGAGACATTGGTGTTATATCGATTAAAGGATTACCAGCAAATGCACCAGTTGCATAATCAATAATAACTATTGGGGACGAGAAATCGTCCCCATCCAAAAAAGGGGATCGTGGTGGAATCTAAGAAAGAAATTATAAAAGTTAAAATGTTAAAAACACTTCAAGGCGTAGATATCGGCGAAGTTTATCCTAAATTTTACAAAAAAGATGAAGTCCATAATATCGGAGAAAGTCTTTTTAAAGCATTCAAGGACCTTGGTGGCGTTGAAATAGTAAAAGAAGAAGCTCCAAAAGTACCTAAAGAACCAGAAGGAATTAATCTTAATACAATGACAAAGGCGCAGCTTGTGGAATTTGCAGCAAAAGAATTAGATCTTGTATTAGAAGTTGATTCTTTAAAATCAGATTTGATTGAAGCAATTGAAGAAAAGTTAAAAGACACAATTAATTAAAAACACAAAAAATCTCAAAAGGAGACGATCTCATGATAAAAAGAATTTTGTTAATATCAATAATGATTATGATTCTTCCAGTATTATTATTTGCAGGAACATACGATTCTTATAATTCAAATATTGGATTTGCGCAAGGCGGAAATGTTTTATTTGTAAAGGCAGGCGGTTCAATTGATTCTGCGCCATCTGTTGGAAGCGCATCACCTGGACTTATCTCAAAGCTAGAGATTGACGGCACTGGTTACAGTGGGACCGTTGCAGGGTTGACAGTAAGAACATATATGAAAGATACAGACGTCACCGTAACGGGTGGCCTTTCTGAATTTACAGGACTGGCAGTTTTTGCAAAACAAGAGGCTGCACTTGACGGTGGAAAGTCTTCAATAATTACATTACATCAGCATGACGACAGCACTGTGGACTTAGACTTCGGAATGCGCATGTTCGGAGACGTTGGATCGAATATATATCTATCAGGAAACAACACGAACTTAATATATATTACAGCAGGGACCGAAGGTGGATTCACTTCGGCAAGTTTAAAGAATTCAGATGGATCAGATATTAAGTGCGACGCTTATATGGTTATCGAAAACGAAGCAGTAGGAACATTTTATATGCCTCTTTATAATACATTGAATTCATAATATTACTGGGGAGGCTTAGTCCTCCCCGGCATTAAACTATAAGGGGATATCATGAGCATTCAAGTACAAAACTATGAAGCAGCAAAGGGCCAGGACTGGAAATTAAGACTCACATTTAAAGATGCAGACGGTGTCGTAATTGACATTACTGATTATACAATTTTCTTTACAATTAAAAAGAAGAAATATATCGACGATGTCAATGATGATAACGCAGCAATCGCAAAAACAATTACAAGTCACACTACTCCATTGTCAGGAATAACAATAATATCTTTGACAGATGTTGAAACGGAAGCCTTGAAAGGTCCTTATTGTTACGACGTTAAATATAAAAAAGGAAATGGCGATATCTTTTTTGTTATGAAAGGATCTTTTTCAATTCTTAAAGATTCAACCAGGAGGATTGTTTAATGCCAGACGAAACAATAGAAGTCGTCGAATCAAATGAAGTAACGGTCACTATCTCAGAGACGAACGAGGTCACTGTTGTAGTTTCAGAAGGCGAAGCGGTAACTATAACTCTTTCAGATTCAGTAAAAGAAGTTTTTAAATATAACACATTTGTCGCAACAGCAAGTCAAACAGTTTTTACATTAGATTTTACGCCAAGATTAGCGTCACAAAGAGTTTTTAAAAATGGAGCATATCAAGCGCCGTCTGGTGGAGATTACACGATAAGCTCAAATGTTATAACCTTTAATTCAGGATTAGATGCGGGGGATATATTAGATGTTGAATACGTTCAAAACTAAAATACTTTTATTAATTATATTTATTCTGTTTTCATCAAATTTATATGCAAGAGATCCTTTTGCAAAACAGATCCAAACAACAACAACAAATTTTAGTAATAATTTATCAAGTGCCGACGATACAGTTCAAAAAGCACTTGATACGGTTGACGATTTAGATATAAAAAATTCGAATAATACGCTTCAAACTGTAACCGATAACGGAGCAACAACAACAAACGCAGTGACGGCCTCAGAATACACAGACAGCTCGTCAAGTGGAACATCGACACAATGGGCGGACGCTTATAATAAAAGGCTTGATTCTGCATCTGCTCCTTTAGATATCACGAGCAATGTCTTAAGCATAACTCAATCAGGCGTTGCAACTGACGGATATTTGTCAAGTACAGACTGGAATTCTTTTAATAATAAGATAACAGAAAGCACGACGGTTGGAGACACAAACACTGTTGATTTAACATTATCAACATATAATATCACTGCGGACATTGTTAAACAAAACACAACAACTATTGATTTAAGCGATGACGCAAGCGGATTGAAAGCAGATTTAAACAGTACATTAAAAAGCAATTATGATGATGCTTATTCAAAACGTGTTGACACATGGGGTGACGGCCTTGAATACACTTCACAAACTGCAAGCGTTGATTACAACACAACAAATTTAAAAATAACTTCTACGGAATTAAATACGATTCAAGATATAACAACTACAAGTAGTCCTACATTTAATCATTTATATGCTACCTCTATATCTACTACTGGTACAATAGATGC